AACGGTTCTGTTTCATCTTTAGTTAACATTGAAACTGTCGATGGCACTAAGACCCTGAATACTGCTGGCTCTTATCTACAAATTGGTTCTACCGTTCAGGGTGGATCCGAAGATATGTATGCTGATTTGTCTAATGCTACCTCTGCGAACATTAATGACGTTCGAACAGCTTTTGCACTTCAACGTTACCAAGAGGCACGTGCTCGATATGGTTCTCGTTACACAGAATATTTACGCTATCTTGGCATTAATCCTTCTGATGCTCGGCTCCAGCGACCTGAATATTTAGGTGGCGGTCGCCAAACAATTGCTTTCTCTGAAGTATTACAAACCGCAGAAGGTACCGACCCAGTTGGTACATTGAAAGGTCATGGTATTTCTGCAATGCGTTCCAATAAATACCGTCGTTTCTTCGAAGAGCATGGTGTTGTTCTTTCTCTAATGTCTATTCGACCTAAGAATATTTACACTGATGGTATTCGTCGTCAGTTCTTAAAGTTCACTAAGGAAGATTACTACCAGAAAGAGCTCGAACACATTGGTCAGCAGCCTATTTGGCAAAATGAGATTTATGCTGATTCATCTAACAGCGTTGAAGACGTTTTTGGTTATCAGGATCGTTATCGCGAATATCGCGAACATCCAAGCCAGGTATCAGGTGAATTCCGTAATTCCCTCAATTATTGGCATTTGGGTAGAAGCTTTGCTCAATCTCCTGTCCTTAATGGAGACTTTGTGAAGTGTCAGCCTTCGAACCGTATCTTTGCTGATCAAACAGGTAACGATACATTCCAAATCATGGTTAACCATAACTTGAAAGCTCGTCGCATTATTAAACGTAATGCCCAGCCTCGATTGGTTTAACCCTAACTAAATAGGAGCCTCACATGGCAAAAACTAATAAACGTGATATCGATGGAATCACTAGAGAAACTCCAACAGCTAAAGTGGAACAGGCCTTACAACACGCCCGTGCCCATTCAACTGTTTCTACAGAAGATTTTACAATCCCTCACGGCTTCGAACTCGTAAGTTCTGGCTACATGACGATTGAAAGAATTGACCCTGAAACTGGTGAGTTGTTCGAAATTGTTCGTAATCCTGAAACGCATAAATTGCAAACGTTCGTAAACAATTCAGGTGGTGATCTTACATATCATGTGACCCATCACTCAGTAGGTCAGGCGTATAAACGTCCTATTTCTGCACAAGGTCAGGAAAACCTTGATCCTATTCCTCATTCCTTAGCAATTAATGAATATGTTCCTACGATTCATGATGAAATTCGTCGTTTTATTCGTGAGGAATTACATCAACATGATGATTATCGTGATGAAGAGTCTTTTGAAGATGCTAATGATTTCGACATTGATGACGATGACCTTCAGGACATGTTAACTCAATATGAAGTCCTGGCTATGCAAGCTGATGGACCTTCGGATTACGATCCTGACAAGGAACCATCTCCTGCTGAACCAGACGAGGCAGGGACAGCCGAGGCTAAGGACACGGAAAGTCCGGAACCCGATCAAAAAACGGATGCCTAGGCTCCGGCTACGTTTCCCCGCTTCGGCGGGGTTTTTTATGTCTGCCGCTGCACGGAAGGTTAGTCACAGAGCACTCTATCTTGATGTGCTCTGTTGTTATTGACACCCCATACCTAGGTTGGAGTAGACTTAAGGAAAGAAGTCGACCGAAGGGAGCCCCTATTCATGCAATGTATTGCCCCAATTACTGTAATTAAACTAAATGGCACGCCCTGCTTGGCAGGTTGCGGGCAGTGTATGCCTTGTCGCGTGAATACACGTCGTCAGAAGGCTAATAGAATCCTTTTAGAATTAAGATCTCATGAAAAGGTAGCGTGGTTAACGCTTACATATGATGATGATCACCTTGTAAAGGTCGGTGATCGAAATACCTTAGAACCTAAACACCTGACGGATTATTGGAAAAGACTCAGAAAAGCAGGTTTAGAATTTAAATATTACGCGGTTGGCGAATATGGAAGCACAGAAAATACAGAAAGACCCCATTACCATGTCTTTATATTTGGAGTTGATGGCTCTGAACCACTCTTACAGGCGAAATGGCCTCATGGCTATGTATTTGTCGGCAGAGACCCAAAAACCTCTGATATCGCAGAATATACCGCCTCATACGTCGAAAAAAAGCTAACCAAAGCAAATATGGATAAAGATGACAAACGATGCCCAGAATTTACCCGTTCTTCGAAAAATCCCGCCATCGGTTTTAAAGCAGCAATGGTTATTGCTACCAAACTCGGAAACGAAATATCTAAAATCTATCGTAGAAATGGAAATCATCTTACGCCTGCAGATATTGAACGGCTTGAAGCCGGAATCAGCACAGTTCGACACGGTCAGAAAAGTTATCCAATTGATCCATGGCTCAAACGGCAGATGGTTAGTCGAGTACAATCTCTATGCCCGTTTATGTTTAGCGAAGTCGTTCAGGATCAGAAACTTCGAGCTACTTGGAATGCGTATATGTTAGTTGGACGTGATGAATGGAGAAAATTTCAATGGTCTAATTTCCAAAGAGCTAATCAAATGAGGAAACAACATGCCAAATCGCAGAAAATCTAGTTCTAAGCGTCCTATCACGTTAAATCGTCATAGAGCGTTCCGGAAGAGTACGCTAATTCGAGACGCTTATTCTCACCTCAAACTAAAACCAATTCGGAGCCCTTTATTACGGGCGATCGTGGTTAAACCAAAGCAACCTCTCGTTGCTAAAAAGCTTAGGGAACGTAAGAGACCCTTAGCGCATACCCGAACGATAGAGCCGGTTCGCCGGATCCGTTCGTGTGAATACCGCAAAGAAATGATGCGTAAGCTGGCAGCTCAAGTAAAAGCATCAGGCGGTTCTTTACATAAATGGCGTAGTACGCTACGCTCAAAACCTCAAACCGATTGTAGGAAATAAATATGGGTTTTCTTTCTTCTATTACAGGAGCCATAGGTAGTGTTGCTAAAGGCGTTACATCTATTCTTAATCCTATTTCTAGCGTTATTGGTGCTGCCCAACCTATTACATCTGTTATAGGTTCGTATTACGATCAAAAACAAGCCTATGACACGGCTATTGCTAATGCTAATGCTATTCGTGATACCAATGCAGCCAATCTCTCTTATCTTCAATCTGCTAATGCTCAAAATCTTCAATTACAAAACGATTTCGCTCAGAAAGGTATCTCATGGAGAGTTCAGGATGCTAAAAACGCTGGTATATCCCCTCTTGCGGCGCTTGGTGCTAATGTATCCGCACCCTCGATTGGTGTCATGGCACATCAGGACACTGTTAATCCTCGCCCGACAAAACAGGCTAACTTAGGCGCTGCCATGCTGTTAAGTGCTCAGATTAAAAAAGAAGATGCAATGGCGAATTATTACAATTCTCAGGCTATTGCTACGGCTAAACAAGCGTCTGATCACGCATTAAATCGCCAACAAATTACAACCCCGTGGGGTAAATTCAATACGTCTGCTACTACCAAACAGCAACAAATGGAAGATGAGTATGGCGGTCTTATTGGTGAAATCTATGGTGTTGGTCGTTTTGGTAACGATGTTATTGTCGAACCACTCAAAAACCGTAAAGGTACTTTTTACCGTAACCCCCGTCGTTTACCCGACATCGATCTAGGCCCTATGCCTTAAGGAAATTATTATGCGTTATTCTCGCCGTCGCTATTCTCGTATTCGTCGCCGTTCTTACGGCCGTCGTCGTATTATCCGCCGTCGTCGCCCATTAGTGCGTCGTATCGGCTACCGTATGTAAGGAGCAAACATGAAAAGATCTAAGTTTTCACTCAGTCACTATAAGTTGACCACTATGCAAATGGGTAAGTTGTACCCAGTTGGTTGTGTAGAAGTTACACCTGGTGACACTTTTCAACATCAAACCTCTGCACTGGTTAGACTTTCTCCGCTGGTTGCACCCACAATGCACCCGGTTCAAGTTCGAATCCACCATTGGTTTGTCCCTTATCGTTTGTTATGGGATGAATGGGAAAACTTTATTACAGGTAAGGATCCTCTCCTCGAAGGACAAATTCCTGCTTTAACCACTTCAGGTGCTGGTAAAGACCTATTCGACTATATGGGTATGCCTAACAAATCTGGTGTTGACGTTAATGCGTTACCGTTCCGTGCTTACAACAAAATATGGAATGAGTATTATCGTGACGAAGATTTGCAATCTGAATTAGATGAAGACACTAATACAGCTATTCAAAATGTATCTTGGGGTAAGGATTACTTCACAGATGCACGTCCCTGGCCTCAAAAAGGTCCGGATATTACTATCCCGTTAGGTACTAAAGCCCCCATCTACTCAAACGGTTCTGTTTCATCTTTAGTTAACATTGAAACTGTCGATGGCACTAAGACCCTGAATACTGCTGGCTCTTATCTACAAATTGGTTCTACCGTTCAG